CGTCCTCGCCGGGCATCATGATGTCGCTGACGACCAGATCGACCGATTGGGCGCGCAGCACCGACCGCGCCTCGGCGGCGCTCGCCGCGGCGGTCACCGCAAAGCCCTGCGCCGCCAGATATTCGGTCAGCGGCTCGCGGATCGACGGCTCGTCGTCGATCAACAGGATGCGCGGGGAATTGCTGTCGGTCATCGTCGGCCCATGGATAAACGGGGGTTGAACGCTGGTTCGCCCACCGGCCGAAAGGCCGATGGGCGATAGCTGGCAGGGACCGGCGGCAAAGGCAATGCCGGGAGGGGGGAAGAAAGCCTGCCCCGTGCCGCTGGCCCCGGCCAAATGCTTATTCGCTGGCGGGGGCGGCCGGCGGTGCGGCACGCTTGGCGCGCCATGCGCCGCGCTGCGCCTGACGCTCCTCGGCGGTCACCTGGCCATCCTTGTTGGCGTCGGACGCATCGAAGCGCGCGAGCGCCGCGGTCTGGAACTCGGCCTGGCTGATCGCCTTGTCACCATTGGTATCGGCCTTGGCCATCATGCCGCCGCGCATGCCGTGGTGGCCACCGCGCTTGCCGGGACCGCGCATGCCATGACGCTTGCCTTCGCCAGCCGCACCCGCGTCGGTGCTCTTGGCCCGGCGTTCGGCGCGCTTCGTGGCGCGATCGGCGCCATGCTGGTCCCATTCGGCCTTGCTGATGCTGCCATTGCCGTCGGCGTCGATCGCGGCGAACATCTTGGCCTGGCGTTCGGCCTGTTGAGCGCCGCGGTCGCTCGGATCGATCTTGCCGTCCTTGTTCGCATCCATCCGGGCAAACATCTGCGTCGCATGCGCCTGCGCCTCGGCACGCGACACCGTGCCATTGCCGTCGGTATCACCCTTGCCACCGGGCGCCGCAAGCACCGGCACCGCGATCAGCGCCGCACCCAGGGTCAGAAATGTCATTCTTTTGTTCACGTCACGAACTCCTTCATGGGCTGTCCGGGCAAAGGCCGGATCCCGATGAAGCCGTTCTAGGCGCCATTTGTCCCAGTCCCTTGCCGGATCGGCGCAAAAATGTCGCAAAATGTCGCAGCCGCGCCGCGCCATTCATCGCCGCGCAACCCTATCGGCAACGCAAACGCCGGGCGCGCGCACCGACAATGCGCACGCCCGGCGGTCGTCTCGCATGGCTGGATCAGGGGCTGGTGGGCGAATCCTCGTCATTATCGGCGACCAGCACGATCGCGACGACCCCGGCGAGCAGGCCGACGAGCCCGATCAACCAGCCGGAATTGCCTTCCAGCTCGCTGTCGCCCTCGACCATCGACCCCGCCCGCGCGCCGCTGGCCGCCGATGCGGCAACCGGCGCCACGACGGCGGACGTCGCCGCCAGCGCGATGACGAGCTTTTTGACCATATGCATTGCATTCTCCATCCGTGAAAACTGTGACGTTGAACCCGACCAACGATCCGCACCGGCGGATTGATCCGGCGCGCCGCGGCGTTCGTCGCATTAATCGGACAGGTCGGCGGAGGGCGCCGCAGCGCCGCGGCGCGCGCAAAAGCGACGTTGGCGCATGATAGGGATTGCACAACCGGGCACGGGTGCGCTTATGAACAGCGATCATAACAGGAGTGACCATGCGCGTATCGCTACCCCACCGACTGCTGCTGGCGACGCTCGGCCTCGGCATATTGTCCCCCGCCACCATCGCCGCCGAACCCACGCAGGGAACCGCGTGGCTCAACCGCCAGATGGCGGCGCTCGCCCAGCGCCATGGCGCCGATGGCTGGCACGTCACGGCCAGCGGCCTGCGCTGGCGCCGTATCGCCGGCGACGGCAACGGCGCCCGGCCCGGCCCGACCGACATGGTCACCGTCCATTATGTCGGCACCCTCGCCGATGGTCAGGAATTCGACAGCTCGATCAAGCGCGGCGAACCGACCAGCTTTCCGCTCAATCGCGTCATCAAGGGCTGGCAGGAAGGCGTCGCGCTGATGGGCGTCGGCGACAAGGTCGAACTCGCGATCCCCTACCAGCTCGCTTATGGCGCCGACGGCAAAGGCCCGATCCCGGGCGCCGCCACCTTGCTGTTCACGGTCGAACTGCTGGGCATCGAACCGGCGGGATGATCGGAAACACCTGGAGCGGGTAGCGGGAATCGAATTGAAACATACCTTGGCCCGCGCGCGCGTTTAGTGGGAACCGCATAACTAGAACATTGTGAGAACAGATGGCATGTAGGCGCGATGCGAATCGGAACCGACATGCTGATCGTCAAGGCGCTGACCGCGCTGGAAGAGGTCGGATGGCAGGCCCAGAAGGCGCCGATCCCGCCGAGCTTCGCGCTGCGCTTCACGCTCGCCTATCTATTCGCGCATGGCGACGGCCGTCGCGCGAGCTTCGACGAATTCTGGCGGATCGTGACCGACATCGGCGATCATCATCAATCGACGCCGACTTCGACCAACATCGTGCGATCGAGCGGCGCGGACCGCGAACTATACGGAATCTATAAATCGGTCGGGGTCTATCGCTCCACCGACATGATATTTTCGTGCCATCAGCGCCAGAAACGCGAAAAGCCGGGCGGTCCTGTATGACCGCCCGCGCTGAACTTCGCCTATGCTGGCACGGCTCGGGACCTGTCCGCGCCTCTGGCTGGTGGGTCTATCCCGATGGATCGACGAGCGACCATCTGCAGGGCGTGCGAGACACGCCCGAGGATGCCCTGCGCGCCGTCAGGGAGGCGGCGGAGGCTCTGGCGCAGGGCAAGGCGCCGGCGAGCCATGACGGGCGGCCCATCGACAGATACGCGCCACCGCAGCCCAACCCCGCTCGCCCCACGCCTCGATAGCGCTGTCGTGCTGCGCCGCGGCGTTGCTGTCGGTCAGCACCGCCGGGGTGATGGCGGGCTTCGATTCCACCGCCAGGTCAGCGGCACTCGGCAAAGTCGGCCGTGTCGAAGCCTGCCCGGCGCAGCCGCTGACAATTAAGGCGATTGCGAGCAGCATCGGGCCGCCCAGCCGGTTCGTCATTGATCGCATCGTTTCGCTCCTTTTCGGCTTGGTTGATGGTGATGGTGTCAGTGGCGCGCTGCGCCGCCGCCTCGTCTTTCGCAGCCGCGTCGATGCGCTGGGTCTTCGCCGTGACCTTGGCGTCGTGATCGGCGACGACCCGGCCGTCGTATGTGCATTTGGCGATCGAGAGCAGCAGCAGCGCCACGACGATGACGAGCGCCCAAGCGACGGGCTTTGCCGCGCGCACGCCAACGTGCTGCGCCAGCCAATAGGCGAGTAGAGAAATCATGGGGTTTTCTCCTTTTCGGGAATGAAGGGCATCACACTCAGGTCGAGGTCGGCCGTGCTTTCGCCGCACCAGACGAGCAGCGTCTTTGCGATCCGGCCGTGAGGCTTTTGGGTCCATTGATCGCGGAAATTGCAGCGCCCCGTCACGCCGCAGATTGCGCCCGCGAGACGGCGAACCAGCTCATCGGGATCAGCGACGCAATGCTCGCGCCACGGCACGGCGACGAGGTCGATATCGCGGTTCAGCGAGCCGTGAACGGTGATGGCATAGCCTTCATCTTTCGCGGCCCGCCGCATCGGCGGCAGGATCAGGTCGAGCAGCGCGCGATTATAGGCGCCCTGAACGACATCGTCGGCGTCGGTGCGGTCGCGCATCAGGCCGCCCCTTCCAGCACACGCTCGCCCGCGTCGCCGGTCGCCTCGACCTCATTGTCGCCGACCTTGAAGCGGAAGGTGCGGCGGCCGAGGATGGCGCCGAGGCAGACGAGGTCGACGAGGATCAGCGCGGCGGTCGCGAGGCCGAGATAAAAGGCCTTCGCATTGTGCGGCTGATAATAGACGACGACCAGCGACGCCGCGAGGATCATGGTCAGCGGGATCGCCGCCAGCGCGAGCAGCGTCAGCGCGGTAAACTGGCGCCAGTCGCGGGCGGTCCAGCTCATTGCGCGCGCTCGCGGCGCAGCAGCTCTTCGATCAGCTTATCGAACGCGGCTTCGACGCCGGCGAGGCCGAAAACGCCGCCATTGATCGCGATCCGGTCGTCGCGAACGCCGGGCGTTGCTGCCTTCGCGTCGAGGTTATGCGATTTCCAGAACCAGCCCGCGCCCATCATGCCGCCCTCGGGCGTGCGCAGATAGGCGGGCATGTCATCGACGCTGAGCCCCATCGCCTTCGCGAAGCGCGTCTGATTGTCGCGACCCGTCAGCTGCTTTGGACCATAGCCCTTGAATTTCCAACCATCGCCGGGCTCGATATTGCCGAGCTGTTTGCGGCCGAACGACCCGCCATAGAGCAGGTTCGCGAGCATTTCCTGATTGGCGGCCTGACCCGGTTTGCGGCCATAGCGCTGCGCATCGGCGATGCTGATGCGGTGGCGGCCGAATTTCTCGATCAGCGCTTCGACCGAGTAATTCAGGCTTTCCTCAAGGCGAGTCAGGCCCGAGGTTTCGACGTCGATGTTCGCTAGGAAGCTCGACACCTCGCGGAACGTGTCGATCCCCCAGCGATAGCAGGCGGCCTGCGTCGGCTTCACCCACGGTTCGAGCGCAGCGCGGCGGTTCGACGGGAAAGCGAGGCACAGCAGGTCGAGGTCGATTTGCCGCTGCGCGAACGACAGGTCGGTCGGCGTCTCGGGCTCGGGCCGCAGCGCGGGCTTGACCGGCGGCGCTGGCGGTCCCAGCTGCGGCACGGCCGCCATCAGGACGCGCGTCGCCATTCCGAGAATATCGGTCATTTTCATAGCGATTTCCTTTGAAATGGCGCCTCAGCGCCGGGCTTCGTCGTTCTGTTCCTTGAGGTCGTCGAGCAGCTTTTTCGCGCGGCCGAGGATCGGCGCGTCGGGTGCCAGGCGCTTCACTTCCTGCCACAGCAATTCGATGACGGTCAGTTGCACGCCGCGCCGCTCAAGGCTTTCACGCTCGCGTGTCTCGCATTCCTCAAGCTGGTTTTCGATATGGCCGAACCGCTTTTCGATCTTGTTCCAAATGAAGGCGCCCGCGGCGCCCAGCGGCGCCAGCGCGCTAACGCCAATGCCGATAATTTCGCCAACGCTCACAATCGCCGCTCCCCGCCCAATGCATTGTAAAGAATGACCGCGATCATGGCCGAAGCCGTAATCGCGGTCGCGGTCCAGCCGAACAGCGCCGCCATAGCGATGCGCGCCTATCGGCAGGGTTCGCCGTCGGCGCGCGGACATTCTTCGTCGATGACCACCGGGGCGGCGGGATCGGGCTGCGCCGGGCCGCTGTCGTCGCAGGCGGTCAGCGAAAGGGCGCACGCGGCTGCGAGCGCATAAATGCACTTCTTCATCGTCATTCTCCTTCGGTGGGTAATTCAGGCGGCCTCGAGCGCCGCTAGCCGCGCCTCTTGCGCGGCGATCAGGAACAGGGCGAGCTGATCGGAGCGAACGCCGAAACGATCGCCCGCCTCGGTGCCCGCGAGGTCGTCGGCCTCCCACGCGTCATGGCACAGGAACGCATAGCTGCAGCTCGGCGCCTCACCTTCGACGAGGGGATCGATCAGCCCTTCGTCCGCCATGATCGCCCACACCTGCTGCGCAATCACGCCGACATGGTCGCGCGCGCCGGTCAGGAACTGGAAAACCCCGATGTCCGCGGCAATCCGTTTTGCCGCCCGCAATTCGGCATCGTTAAGGGGGCGAACCTCGGTCTTTTCGCGGCCATCAGACGTGTTGATCGACCCCGTTCCGAAATAGGCGGTACGCCCGCGAAACGATGCCGTGCCAATGTCATAGCTGTTGTCGGCGCCGGGCCGATAATGGCCGTCGGATTGCCAGCGCCAGGCCAAAGTCCCATCGGCAGCGATGTTTCGATTGAACCATATCGCCATGTCGGGCGACCCGGGGACCATTCCGAAGCAATTGTTCGTGATGGTGTTTTGCGTGAAAGACCACATCGCGCCCGTCAGGCCCGACGAGGCGTTGTTGGCGATGTCGCCGACGATCCCCCGCCCCGGATTCACATCAGCGAAATTGATCGCATAATTGGCGCTGGCGCCGTTGTGGACATATTTTCCCGCGGCATTTCGCCAGATGAACTCGCCGCGCGTCGAATATCCCCCTGCGATCGAGGCGGTAGCGATCGGGATGCGGTCGGTCCCGGCAGGCGCGCCGATGGCGCCCAGCCCCCACACATCTGTGTCGGCCATAAATTCTCCTATGCTTTCGAACTGGTGGCACCGCCCGACGTCGGGGTCAGTGTCCCGCTGCCGCTGGTCAGCTTGCCCATCAGGCGGACCGGATAGGTTCCCGGCGACAGGCTGGCTTTGGTGAATGCGAACACCGCTTCACCCTCGACATATTCGACCGGATCGAGCAGCTTTTCCGCCGCAGTGCCGGTCTGTTCGGTCGTGCCGCTATCCATGTCGTACCACACGCCGCCCAGCTGATATTGGCCCTTGCAGGTCATCGTCAGCGAGGTGCCAGAGGCATTGCGATAATAGAAATTGGTATTGAGTTTCAGCGTCTGGCCCGATGCGATCACGACATCCATCGTCGGATCGCCGCCATCCTGCCCGGTCATCACCGCATAGCTGGTCGATGTCACCGCCTCGAGCGAGCTGTCGGTGCCGCCCGACGTCCCGTTATCGACCGGCGGCGGATCGTCGATCGTGATCAGCTGGGTCACATAGGTGCCGACGACGATCCCGCTGACCGTCACCGTCAACTGGAATGTGCCCGCGCCGGTAATCGTGTTCGCGAGCGTTACGTCGCCCTTTGCCGCGCTGCCGGTCGTATTATTGACGCTGACCTTGCCCGACAGCCCGCCGGTGCCCGTCACCGCATAGGACACCGCGTTTTGCGCGCGATAATCGGCGCCGCCGCGCGTGACCGCGGGCCGAAGGTCAATCGGCAGTTGATCGGGCTTCACCGCCCCGGCGGCCGTCCGATACAGGGTAAATGTCGCGGGCGGCACGACGACGACTTGCGCCGCCGACGTCAGGTCGACCAGCGGATCGCCCCAGGTCGCCCCGACCGCATCCCACACGCGCAGCTCGCCGGTCGATTCCTTGAACCACAGATCGCCATCCCCTTCGGCGGTCGGCGTCGTTTCGCTGATAAAGGTCGTGACTTTGCCATCGGCCTTGGCATCGGCCGCCGCCGCGGCGTCCAGCGCATCGCCGATCGCCGTATCCTGCACTGCGACCCACGCCGTGCCCGACCAGCGATATTGCTTGTTGCCGTCGGCGGTGTGGAACCACAGATCGCCGATCCCCTCGGCGGTCGGCGCACTCGCCGCATAAAAGCTCTGCACCTTGCCGTCGGCGGTTGCCTGCGCGTCATTGGCCAGCGCCCGCACCGTATCGACCACGATCAGCACCGTATCCATGCCATTCTGGATACCGTCGCGCACCGGCTGCACCGCGTTCGGCGTCCATGCCATCGTCAACAGATTGCCGCCGATCATGATCCGATTGCCGCCGATCGCCAGGTGCATATCCTCGCGCCGCAGCCAATAACGAGCCGCGCCATCCTGCCACAGGTCGCCGCCGGTGCTTTCGGCGACCGAGGGCGCGGCGATCTGGACGAACGTCTTGCCGCGGTTTGCGGGCGGCGTCAGCAGCGTCCAGAACGCGTCGCTGGTAATCGGCCAGGTCGGCGGCGCATTGCCCGTCGTCGGCGTCACCGCGACATACAGCCAGCGTGACTGGTCGGCCATGTCGACGATATGACCCTCGCGATAGGATTCGCCGGCGCTATATCTGCCGCGGTCGATCAACTGCGCCGTAAAGCGGATTTCATCGTTGCTGTGGACGCGGTTCGTCATCTCGGCCTCGATCGCAAGCCGCCAGAACGGCGGTGCAATGCCGAGCTGGTCGACGCGGCCGACCGGCGGCAGGTTCGACCCGTCCGCCGCCAGCGTCCCGACAACAGCCCCATCCTCGGGCCGATTGATCGGCAGTACCGTCAGCAGGCCCGTCCACGTCACCCCGGCAACGGCATTCAGGCTTTGCGCGAACGACTGCACCAGTTCGCGCATGGTCGTCTGTTGCATCAGCGCGACCGAGATATTCCACGGCCGCGCGGTGTCGAGCGCGGTCATGCTGCTCGCGTCGATCTTCGCCGACTTGCCTGCGCGCGCCGCCAGTCGCTTGATCATCGCGCCCGCCCGGCGGACGTGCCCGCCGCCATCGGCGCCGCTGTTGCTGCCCTGTACGTCATAGGACGCGACGCCTGCCAGCGGGGCGCCATGACGCACCATCCCGACCGCGAGCGCGGTTGCATAGAATCCCGGCGCGATCGTCGCCGCCGCCAGCGCTGCATAGCTGGCATAATTGCCCGCCGCGGCAGGGAAGCGCGCGGCATCTTCCATCGCGACGTCAACGCCTGCGATCGGCCCGTCGCTCAGCTGCACGATAGTATCGACGCTGTTGATCAGCACGCCCTCGACCATCTTCGGCACGCCGAGCAGCAGCGGTTTGACCTGACCTTTCAGCGCCGCATCGCCCTCGGCGCCGGTCGTTCCGGCATAGGTCGCAAGGATCGGGTCGTCCAACCAGGCGTCATCGACCCGCATGTCGACGCTGGCGATCCCGTCGCGCGTCGAGGGGTGATTGTCGACCAGCCCGTCGAAACGCAGAGTAAAAGCCCCGATGTCCGCGCCCAGCTCGCCGTCCCACCAGCGGATACGTGCGCCGTGCAGCATCAGCGCGGCAAAGCTCGGCACCCCCTCGATCGCCATATCAAAGCGCGTCGTCGGCGTGACGATCTCGCCGCCGAAGGCGCCATCAAAGAAATCACGCGACAGCGGCGGCAGGCGCGCAATTGCGGGCCACCAGACCTGCGCGTCGAGATGACACAGCCGGTCATCATCGTGGCTGGCCAGCCGGACCGTGGTCGCGGCGCCGCCGACGCGGGCAAAACCGTCTATCTGACACAGCCATGCGGTCGGCATCGTTCAGCGATCCAGCCCGACAAGGTTCGCGCGCCATTCAAAGCCGCTCGCGCGCGGCCATACGGTGCCAAGGTCGCCGACCAGCGGGCCGAACCACATGCGATTCTGTCGCTGGGCGTGCGCGTCGGGGTCGGTTACCAGCACGATCGGCTCGGTATTGCCGACCTGCTCGAGCAGCGGATGCACGATCGCCTCGACCTCGTCGCGATAGACATTGCCAAAGGAAATGCCGACCGACCGCAGCTTTTCCGCCCGGCGACGAAGCGGGACGCCGCGCGCCGAAAATTCAAAGCTGCCAAGGTCGCGCACGCCGAACGCCGCGCCGAACTCGAAATTCCGCGCGAACTGGAACCGCTTGCCGATCGCGACGCGGCTGACCGCAACGGCGGCATTGGACAGCGTCGCAAAGGTCAGGCGGATGTATCGGCTGGCGGGTGGGGGCGATGCCGACGGCGCAAGCCACAGCGATTTTCCGCGGCCGCTGGTCGGCATGGCCGTACCGGCGAGCAACCCCGCCGCGGTGCCGACCCACGAACCGCCGGGAAAGCCGCTGCCCTGCGCGGCCGTCGCTGCCTCGACCTGCAACGTCCATCCCGGCTGCGCCCCGGTCAGCCCGAACAGCGCGATCGTATCGAATGCCGTGTCGCCGCCAAGGTCGATGACCAGCGACCGCGAGGCCGCGCCGGTCGGGCTTTTCCATTGGACGCCCATATAATCATTGCCGACATACGCCGGGTCAAATCCGGCAGCAGTGGCGCTGGCGGTGGCCGCGGCTATCGCTAGCGGCTTGAACCCGATCGCATTGCTCACCCGTACAGCTCCATGGTCGTGATTTCATTTTCGGTGTCGAATTCGATGCGGGCGACCAGAAACGGCCCGTTCGCGTCGTTCTCAGCGTCGATCAGGGTCCACACCGGCACGCCCGACGACAGGTCGGGAAACACCAGCCCGTCGACCGTCACCGCGAACCGGCGCCGGATGACGGCATTGATCCCCTTGCGCGCATCCATTGCCGCCTGTGCATCGCTGGCGCTGTCGAAATAGCCGACGGCAGGCGCCGAACGCCCGTCGCGCGCCTGCGCATAGACAGCCTTGATCGCGGCATTTTCGGCTTCGACGATCGTCGCGCGGCGCTGAGCCCGCGCGATATCAGCAGCAAGCGCGGGCATCAGCGTAGCGCGTTGTTGGTAAAGCCGCGACCGCCGCCGATGAAAACGTCGCCGCCGCCGCCCAGACCGACACCGCCGATACTATTCGCAATCCGCTGCAACAGCGCCGTGTGGGCGTCGAGGATGTTCGCCGCCGCCTGGGTCGATTTTGCGGTCAGCTCGGCAAAGGGGTCTTTGGCGTCACCGCGCAGCGGCACCGCATTTTCGACCAGCGCGATCGCATTGTTGGTCAACCCCTGAATACGGTCGAACTGGTCAAAGAAACTCTTGGTCGACCCGCCGAGCTGACGCGCGACATCAAGGAACAGCGCCGCACTGTCACGGAATCCGCTCTGATCGACCGCCGAGGCGGCCGCCGTGGCGGCATCTTTCGCCGCCTTCAGTTCGGCTTCGCTCACCGCGCCACCCGCTGCCTTCGACGCCGCCAGGCGATCATAGTTCGCCCGCGCGGCCTCGGCTTTGCGAATCTGGTCGACGAACGGTGCCATGGCCGCCTCGGCCTCGATCGCCTGCGTCCGCAGCGACAACGGGCTGTCGGCCCCGATCCGCAGCGTTTTCAGGTAATCGCGCAACGTCGCCGAAGCCTGACCGATTTCGCGGATGGCGTCGGCGCGCTCCAGCTCCCACAATTGCCGCGCCTGTGCGATCTGTTCGGCGCTGGCGCCGCCCTCGCGCAGTACGTCGGCCAGCCGGGTGAATTGCGCGTCGATATCGTCGAGCGCCGCACCGAGCGGGTCGAGCCGGGCTTTCAGGCGCTTGGGAATTTCTTCGATCATCAACGCCTTTTCCAGCGCCAGCTCGATATCATCGCCCGACTGCAGGATACGTTGCGCCGCGTCCGAAATGCCCTGCAGGACGCCGTCTTTGATCAGGTCCATCGTGGCAAAGCGCACCGCGGCCTCATAATCATCGTCGAAATCGAACCCGCCCTGACTTTTCTTCAGCTTGCCGCGACCTGATGTATCGACGTGCCAACTGTCGCCGCTGCGCCCGATCGACACCTTGCCCCGCGACGCGTCATAAGTGCCGCCCAGCGCGGCAGCGATCTGGTCGAGCGACGTCAGCGTGGCACCCGCGGCCTTGTTGCCCTGCGCGCGGGCATCCTTGCTGTTCCCGCCGGCACCGACGATGCGCAGGTCGCCGCCCTCGCCGCCGATCGTCGCATAACCGCGCGGAGTCTTTTTCAGCAGCCCGCCCAGCGTCCCGCCCAGCAGACCGCCGATCGCGCCGCCCAATGGCCCTAGCGCGACGGTGCCGATCGCCGATCCCGCCATCGCGCCCGTTTTCGACTGCTTGATGCCGATGGCATCGGCGATGCTGGATGCCAGCGCGCCCTTCTGCATGCCGCCGATCAAGTCGCCCTTCTGCGCCGAAAATAGCTTGGTCAGGCTGTCGCCCAGATTGGCGCCCTTTTCGCCATTGAGCAGTTTCATCGTCTGGTCCGCCGCCAGCTCGGCGAGCGCGTTCAGGCCAAGGCGCTTGAAATTGTCCCACAGGTTGCGCGTATTGCCGTCGAACAGGTCGAAATAGGCCGACGAGAGGTCCTCGAACTGGCGGCGCGCCTGCTCGGCCGAGCGATCGCGATTTTCCTTCTGCATCGCCTGCTGCGCTTCGACCTGCTTTTTCATACCTGCGGCGATGGCCTTGGCGGCAGCATCGGCCGCCTTTTTATCGAACTTGATATCGATCTCGAGCAGCGCGTTCAGGCGCAAGTTGTCGAGATTTTTCAGCTCGGCCTCGGCCTCGGCGACCGTGATGTTGAAATCCTTGGCGAGCTGCGCTGCCGTCGTGCCGATCAACTTGGGATAGCGCGCCGCGATCTCGTTGATCTTTTCATGCTTCTCGGCCTCGCGCTCCAGCCCCATGGCGCGGATCGCCTCGACCTCGGCTGCGATGCGCTGCTTTTCGATATCCTTGTCGAGCGTGTCGACGATGCGCTCATATTCGGCGCGCAGCCGCTTGGCGGCTTGCTCGCGCTCGCGCGCTTCCTTGTCGACCCCGCCGCCCCCACCGCTGCGCGAGCGCGCTGCGCCGCCGCCGCCAACCTTCGGCGGCTTGATATTGGCGAGCCCGCCGACAGTCGACGCCAGCGGTGTGACATTGAAAAAATCGCCTCGCGCTAAAGCGGCGCGCTGCATCTGGCCCAGCTCGCGTTCCATATCGCGCAGCTGTGCCGCCTTTTTACTGCCGTTAAATATCAAATCGGTGGTGTAGCCACCAGGGGAATAGATATCCTTTTTCAGATTGGCGATGGCGTCACGCTGTTGCATGATCGCACCCGACGGTGTCGCCCACTGCTTCGCTTGTCCCGGCGTCGCGTTCAACGCGGCAAATATCCCTTTGGTTTCGCGCATATTTGCGAAACCTTGCGCAGTCTGGAAAAACGACGCGACCGATGCCGCCGCCTGCGCCGCGAGCCCAGCCACATAACCCAACGCCCGCCCCATGGCGATGATTGCATCGGCGTTTGCCGCGACAATCCGGCTGAAATCGACCTCGAAGGTCGTTTTCATATGCTCGAGCTCGGCGTTGATCCGGTTCAGCTCCTGAATTTCCTTGGTCGAAAGCGCATCGCCGGTTTCAAGAATGCTGCCCGTCAAATTGCGCAGGCCGTCCGAACCAGCCGACAGAAGCGGCGCCATGTCCCGCCACTTATCGCCGAAAATCTCGGTCCCCAACCGGGCCTGAGCGAGAGGGTCCGGAATCGCGCGAAGTTTGTCGATAACCTCACCCATCGCGGACGTGGTCGATCGCGCGTGGCCGTTCGCATCGACCAGCGAAACGCCCAATTCTTTGAATGCAGCTGCCTGATCCTTGCCCCCGCCCGCTGCTTCCGTCATCGATTCGAACAGCTCTTGCAATCCGTCGTCGAGCGTTTTGTTGACGATGCCGACCTCACTGGCGGCCTGGCGATAGGCCTGCAATTCCTCGACGTTTGCGTTCAGCGCTCGGGCATTGTTGCCAAGCTCGACACCATAGTCGACGGCGCGCTTCGTCACTTGTGCGAGTTCGTTGACGATGGCGCCAAGGGCGATACCCGACAACGCCCCTTTCAACCCGAATCCGATTCCTTCCCCCATGCGGGTGCCGGCTTCACGCCCCGCCTTGTCGGCGACAGCGGGAACATCGTCGAACGCCTTGCGAACGTCGCGCGAGAAATCCTGCGCGCGCAGCCGAAGCCGTGCGACAACATCGGTAGTCATGCCGTCACCCCATGCCGAAAGGGCCGGGCAGCAACACCACCCAGCCTGTTGAAACTAATTATCTGCGATCTCAGTCGATCAGCTTGAGCCCATGCCGATGGACATAGCCAGAATCGCTCGCCCTCGCCGGTCGATACCCCATGTTCGTCAGCGCCCGCCCGAACCGCGTTTGATTGACGCCCGCCCGGCCCGAGGTTTCGCACCAGCTGCAATAGCTGGCCCAAAGTTCGTTTGCGCGTGTTGTCGTGCCGTCTTCGTCAACCGTACAAGCATCGCGCCAGGCCGAAATGCTGTCGTCGATCAGCGCCAGCCCATCCTCGCCCGACCCAATCGCTGCCCGGCGATATGGATCGGGCAGGCCGAGCCGGGGCCACAAGTCGCGCACCGCCTTGGGCGGGAATATTTGCCGCGCTTCGCGGATAACCGCTAGCGCGGGGGAATAGTCGCGCATCACCAACGGTTCGGCGTCCCGGTCGGCCTCGGCCTCCGATCGCAGCGCCGCCTCCATCCGGTTGAACGCGTCGATAAAGGCGATCTTCCAGTCGAGCGCCTTCGCCCCGGTAAATCCCATCGCGACCAGCGTGAAGCCGTCGCGATCCATTTCGAAGGCGCGCACCTCGCGCTGATGGATGCCCGCCTGAACCACCGCCCGCGACGGCTGAAAATTAAGCCGTCGCAGCTCGGGCTTTTTTTCGAGAATATCGTCAATCGCGGACAGGACGTTTTTATGCTCTTTTTCGAAAACCTCGGCGACGATCCGGCTATTCGTCCGCGCCCCGAACTGCGTCAGCTCGACCAGCGCGCTCACTGGATTGTCCTTTCGCGCATCTGTTCGTCTGCCAAATCCTCGATCGCCATGACCTCGAAGCCAATGACGTCCAGAAGCGCGCGAACATGATCGTCTATATCCCGCGCGGATTTGACCAACTCAAGCATCTGGCGAAGCGCCGTCGCCCGCGCGTCGATCATGCTCAGTGCATAATAGACGTCGTTGCGTTCCATCGCGCCCAGCACGCCGGAAATCGCCTCGCCCTTTCCGGTGGACCGGGGGGAATTTTTTTCGATATTCCCCGCTGACGGCGCGGGGTCTCGGCTGCTATGGCCGTCATCAGCTTGGATCATGGGTCACTCCATGTTTCAGGTTAGGGTCGGAGCGAGGCGGTAACCTTGCTTCGGCCCGCATTAACTGGCACAAGAAAATCGCTATGTCAATTTCTGGTGCAAGAAAACGCGGGCGGCCCAAGGTAGGCGCAACATCCGTCAACTGCCGACTGCCGCCGGACGAGTTGGCTGCAGTCGATCGCTGGATAGCTGAACAAACCGATTCCCCCTCGCGCCCGGAAGCAATTCGACGTATCCTTCGCCACCATTTGGGGGAATGATAACATGCGAGAAATATGGTGGAACCTTGCCGACATTTGCCACGGCCTAACTATCCTCGGCTGCGCGGTAGCCACCTATCTTCTTTTCGGTTCTCTATTCGGCATGGGCACCGGCGGCGGACCCGACTTCTCATCCGTCATCGGCCTTTCTTTCGTCGTCATCCCCTATTGCGCGGGGAGGGTATTCGAGGGCGTCGCGGCGAGACCGCTCAAGGTCGACACCTCCAAAGTTGCGCCTTGCCCTGAATGTCGCAGCTTCGTCCCCAAATCGGCGACACGCTGCAAACACTGTCAAATCGTGTTGATCCCGATGGCGTCTGATTAACCAGCCCGCTCGAGTTGCGCCACCCGCGCCTCGAAATCCCTCGCCAAAATCGCCTCGTGCCGCAGCACAATGGGCTTGATCGAAATCCGGTTCGCAAAGCGCTGAAACGGGATCAGGACAAAGATCGGCACCGTGACGTGCGGATGCTGCCCGCCGCGGCGACGCGCCTCGGTAAATTCCCGAAACGACGGCCCGCCCTTGGCCAGCGTCCCTTCGGCGACCAGCAAGGCCGGTCGACTGGCGCCGCGATAGACGAAGATCAGGCGCACGCCCGTTCGCCGCTCCCATTCGCCCGGCGTGATATGACGGTCGCGGCCGCGCGATCCCGCCGCCGGGGTCGGGATGGCGAGCCAATATCCCGCCTTGCTTTTGTTGATACCGGGTTGCGTCCAATATTGCATCGCGCCCTGCGACCGCTTGCCGCCGTTGACATAGACAGTGCCCTGCGGCGAATAGGCGGGGATATCGGCCGCCGGAAACGCCTGGCTCTTCCACGCCCGATGCAGCCGACCTTTCACGGTCGACCGAGTCGTCGTTTCCAGCGCCTTTTCCAGCTTCCGCGTCGTCGTGCGGATCGCCCCGGTTCCGGCGCGCAGGACGTCGGAAATCCAGCGATCGAGGTCGGCGTTTAGCTTGGCCTCGTCAACCGTCAGGTCGGTCCGAAAGCTGCTCATGCAACAGGCGCTCCAACAGGGCAAAGGCGTCGGTCAGGGCGGCGGGCTGGTCTAGCAGGCTCCCCGCGCCGATCAGCGCCGCACCGCCGCCCAGCGGCCCGCTCGCGGCCTGTTTCGATGCGAGAAACATCTTGACCGCGAACCGGACGTCGCGCGGGATAACTATGGCTGGGTTTGCGCTCCATCGGTCGGGGCCGATGTCCCACCCGTCGCCAAAGGTTCGCCCGAACCGGAAATCGGCGGGGAATCGCTCGACGGTAAGGGCGCCGCGGAGTTTTTTTCCGCACTCGGGTCCAGATAGAGCAAATTGTAGGCCTCGATTCCCGCCGCACGCATGTGCAGCGGATCGACGCTTTTCAATGCGCTGTCATCGACAACGCCGCCGAGGCCGCGCTTGAACGTGCCTTTCACATTCTCCCAACCGACGCAGAAGCGACGGAATGCAAGGATCGGCAACAACAACTCGCGCCGCTGCATCTGCGCGACCAGCGCGGCATAGTCGGGCCAATATTCGATTGCGACTTGCCGCGCGCCGTCGAGCGTCGCCTGGTCGGTGTCGTCCAGCTTTTCGCCGCCGAGCAGCGCCGCCCCCTGCTCGCGCTCGACAAGGCCGATCAACAGGCCGACATCCTCGCCGCCGATCGCGCGGAACGCATCGCACAGCACGTTCGCCAGCTCATAGGGCCAAACGCGCCCCGCCCGATGCTCGCCCGCCAACTCGGCCTCGAGCGATTCGCGCTCGATGACCGAGCCGGCGCGCAGCATGAAGGCGGGCGCGTCGGGGTCGTCCCGACGCCATTGCGGAACGAACCGCGTCGGCGCCGTCGTGGTTGTCATCAATTCAGCCATGTCAGCTCACCAGAAACAGAGAACAAGTTCGTTGTCGCGGCTCTGCGGATCACGCGACGACGGCGCAAGAATGCGCAGCGACAGGTCTTCGGACCGGAACTGACCGCGCGTGCCCGGCGCGCTTTCGACGGGCTGCAGCACCGGGAAGGTGATGGCCCACCGATTGCGCACCGCGCTGCCGCAACGGATAATCCCCGGATATTGCGTGTAAGCGGCGATCTGGTTCAGGGTGTTGCGAACAGCGACGGTCGTTCCGAGCGGGTTGCACGTCAGCGTCGGCGACCGCTCGCCGAGCTGCGCCGCGGCGAAGCCATAGGCCGTGTTCGGATCGTCGGGGCTTTCCAGCGCTGACGCCGGCTTGACCGACAGCGTCGCGATGGGCAGCGGCAGGCGGTTGACGAGGAAGGATGCGTCGAGACCGCCGAGACCCTGTGCGAGGATCGGGGCGCTATGACCCGGCACGGCAAGGCCGCTCGGGATTGCCGCATCGGACTTGCCCGCAAAAACGCCCATCAGCTTGAAGGTGACAAAGCCGGGCCGCGCCGTGTCGACCGCGATATCGTCGGGCGTCGCGCGGCAGCCGGTGAACTTCAACAGCGTGCCGTCCTCATAGATATAGAGGGTGCCCGACGGATGGTCGGTCGTGCGGGCGGCGACGTCCTGTGGACTGGTGCCCGCATAGGTCCAGTTGTCGGGGATGCCCGCGATCGTCGAAGTCGTCAGCGTCGGCATCGTGTCGGTCAGCGTCGCTACCTTGCCCGCCGTGTAATCGGCGATGAATGGGGTTTGGCCGTTACCAGGGCCGCCCGTGATCGCAAGCGGCATGCCGCGGTAGGCCTGCGCGATGGCGGCAAAGGCGGCGCCGAGCGTCGCCGAAGTCGTCGAGCCTGCGGTCAGCGCCGCACCGGTGATGGCGGCGGTGAACAGCCCGCGAAGCCCGCTCGCCGACAGCAGCGCATGATGCGGCGGCTTGACGCTCGCCGAATAGGCGGTTGCGCCGGCGATGCCCTTGAGGCGGCAACGGATCGAAATTTCGGCAGGCTGGCCGATGATCAGCGGCGCCGCCGCGACGAGCGAGCCGTTCGCTTCGTTCGACCCTTCGGAGCTGTAGGGCGAATTATAGCTGTAACCGTCCTCTTCGAACGGGAAGGCGTCGGCCGCGACAGGTGCAGCATCGACATTTTCGGTCGTCTCGAGCTTGAACAGCATCGCGACATTGGTCGTGCGAATAATCGGATCGGGCATCGTGGTACTCCCTTCAAAATTGGGTGCGTCAAATTTGGGTGGGATCGCCTCGGCGGGTGGCAAAGGTGATGGCGAAATCGAGCGCGAAGCCCATGCAGCGCACTGACGCGAGCGGGGCGACAGAGGGGCGCAGGGTGCCCTCTTCGATCGCTTCGATATTGTGCAGGCCGACCAGCGCCATCACGCGCGTGACAGTATCGGCATACAGATCGTTCAGCTTGTCATGGGTGTCGGCACCGCCATTGCCCTGAACAAAGCCCTCGACCGTGATTTCCATATCATAGCGGCTATTCTGCGCCTCGCGTTCGATGACCGACTGACCGCTGTCGTGCAGATGGCGCGCCGGAAACTTGGCCGGGTCGCTCGACGGCATGCGCTCATATTCATTCACGTCAGGCGATAGCGCCGCGTCGAGCGCGAGAAAGGCGTCTCCCCGAATGCTAGGCACTGACGCGCTCCACGATCAGATCGTTCGCCGCGACATCGTCGCGTTCGGTAATGTCGATGACCAGCCATTCGCCGCGCAGGCGCGCGGGCAGCTCGGCGCCGCCCACGACCTTGTCGCCCTTCGCCGGTTCCGCGACATCGGTCTGCAACACCTGCCATTTGACCGTGCGCAGCGTCGCGCCCTCGCCCATGAAACCGGGCGCGGGCTTGTTCGAATAGACGGCGTTGATCGGTTTCGAAGGGCCGGACAGCGGCACATAGGTCACCGGCAGCGCGAACGCGCCGTGAATTTTCGACGCCGCAGCGTCGCTGCCCGGCCAATCGCTCATTGACCGGCATTGCCTTTCTGAGCGCCCTTTTCGGCGGGCGTCGCATCGACGGCGCCGCCGCTGTCGACCAGCGCCTTGGCGCGTACCGCGTCGATCTGGTCGGCATCCTTGCCGACCGTCAGGACAGCAGGCGCGTCGCGACGAGCGCCGCCGTTGTCGACAGCGGCCGTGTGGAGCTGGATCGCTTTCATTTGCTCAGCTCCGCGACCGCCGCTTTCAGCGCGGTGTCGAACTTGGCATATTCGTCCGCGAAGCCCTCGGCGTCCTCGAACGCCGCGAACGCGGTTTTGGCGATTTCGCGAGCCGCCTGCGCCTGATCGGATTCCGCCGCCGCAGCGGCCTTCACGTCGTCGGAAGCATCCTCGGCAACCGCCGTCAGCGCTTCCTCGAGCGTCGTTGCGACCGCATCGGCTTGATCGAAAGCCTCTTTGGTCAGATCGATCAAGACCTTGGCGCCGTCGCCCATCCGCGCGCCGAGGTCGACGAACGTCGAAGCCACCGTCGCGAGCAACCGCTTGGCCGCGACCGCGTCGGCAGCGCCTGCGTCGGTCAGCGCGGCATTGATCGCGGCGGCAGCGTCAGTTTCCGGCGCGGCCGCCCCCGGAGGGTTTGGGCCGATGGCACCGATCCGCAGGGCGAGCGCAATCTGGTCGCGATCGGTGAGCCCGGTAATCGGGTCGCCGGATGCGAAATGAACGCCGTCAATCGCCGTGTTCGACAGGGCGAAATATTCGGCGGTGACGTCGTCGCCGGGCTTGGCGGCGGCATTGGCCGCAGGCGCGGAATTGCGCGAGGCGGCGGGTTTTCTGTTTCCCATGATTCTATCCTTTACTGCTGTCCTCTTGCTCGCGGCTGTCGACCGGGACGACGCCAGCCGCGAGCAAGAGGGCGCCGCCGAAGCGACGCCCTCCCGGCAAGGAACCTCGGTTAGTCGGTGAGAATATCGACCATGGCCGCGAAGCTCTCGGCGTGGCGAACGGCGACATCGACATCCTGCAGCGCGACGATGCGGACGGTGCCGCTGGTCGAATTGCTGTAGGGATCGACGAGCAGGTCGAGGCCGCCCCACATGCCGATGATCAGGTCGGCCCAATTGCCGAAGAGCGCCGCCGAACAGATGCCAGCGGCGGTGCCCTTCGTCAGATTGGACGGGACCTGATTGCTGACGGCCGCATTGTAGCCGTTCAGGCGGTTGTCGTCCGACCAGATGGCGCCGCCGTCGGTCGAGGCAAAGCGCTGGGTCGTCTTGAGCTTGCCGCGAACCTTGCTGTTGGTCAGGTACGCGAGCGCCCCGACATCGGCATTGTCGATCGCGACTTCGGTTTCTAGCTTGACGATATGATCCCACGTCGGGGCCGCGCCGTTGGTGCCGCCGGCGACCGAACCGATACCGGCGGTCTGCATCACGCCCCGCGGCTGGTTCGACGCGCCGCTGCCGTTGATGCCGGCGAGGTCGATCGCCAGCGCCAGCGTGGTAGCGAGGTCCTGACGAACGAACGCCTCGACGTCGATCGAGCTTTGCAGCAGCAGCTTGCGCGAAATGTCGGTGAAGGCACCGACGGTTTTCGGCGTCAGCGGCACCTGGTCGAAAGCCTGCTGGCTTTCGGTCGGTGCGCCGCTTTCCGCGACCCAATAGGCGGTTGCGCCGCCGGTCGCGCGCGGGATCGCGACGTTGCCGTTCAGGTCGGTCATGACGCGCGCGCCAAGGCCCTGCAGCGCCATGCGATTGCGCAGCAGCTCGATGAAGCTGGCGGCGAGCAGGTCGGTCGCGACCGTGTTGCCGCCCGCCGTGGCCGTGCCGACCGTCAGGTCGCGTTGGCCGGGCTGACGCGACGGGTCGATCGCGGCACGAATGACGTCCGCCGGGACCGTGATCGCACCCTGAAATTCGGCGCCGGGACGCAGCTGGCGAGCCGCTTCCGAGCATTCGAATTCGAACGTCGCGGCTTCCTGCGCCCGGCGGTCGTTCGGATTGGCAAGCGCATGAAGCACCCGAAGGAAGCTGTAGCGCTGCTGATCCTGCGAATTCATCCCGATGACGGGACTTTCGGCGGTGCGCACCGGGGTGGCATTCGGCTGCGCCTGCGTGAAGGCGCGCATGAACGCCTCGATCGAATGCCCTTCGGCAATCGACGTGTCGGCGAGGTCGCCGGCGTTCAGGCGCTGACCGAGCGCACGGATATTCGCAATGCGGTCGCGTTCGGCGGTCGCAATGGCGGCGCGTTCGGTATCGCTGACGCCGGGCGCTGCCGGAACGGTCGGCGCAGACGCGGCGGGAGCGCCGCGGGTTTCGGGAGCTGCAGGCGCTGCCGGGGCAGCGGGCGCAGCGGCGGGGGTGGCGATCGGCGCAGCGCCGCCGCCGGCATTACGGTTAAGCCGCATGTCGTCGTCCTCTTCTTCTTCAACAAGGTTTCGGGGATCAAATGCCGACGGGTCGCCATCACGACCGACGCCGACCGTCGTGTCTGCGGGAACCGAGACGAAACTGATTTCGAACGGCTCCCAATCCATCAGGCGATAGGTGGCCTGATCGCCTTCCTGCTTTTCCAGCACGACTTTGTGCGGGCGATATCCGACGCTCACCAGCTTTCGGATACCGTCAACGACGTCCTGAAAGATTTCCTTGGCGCGTGCCGATTGTCCAAATCGCACGATGGCGCGACCGATGCGCCCCTTCACCCAGGCTTTCACGACCACGCCCACCAGGTCCCGGTGATTGTGGTCCATCAACAGCGCCGCACCGCCGTTCAGCCGTCCAAGCCGAACCGACGCGCCGCCATGATCCAGTATTTCGGTGCCCCACCAGCGTTCCACGGGGGCTTCCGACGAAAAGCTCAGCTCGACCGTGCGCTCGGCTTCGTCGATCGTTTCCGACCGAACTTCGAACGTGATGTCGCGATAGAGCAGATTATCCGCCGGCGCCTCGCTGTCGCGCGTCAGCACGGCCGCGGGCACGGCAGAAAGCACCGCGGCCGAGGCGGCCGCAGCGAGCAATTTCTTACGCATGTTGCTCTCCTATTTGTCCTCGGCCTCGGCGGCGGCTTCGTCGTCGCCGTCGTCGTCGTCCTTTGCTTCCTTGGCAGCGCCCGGCGCCTGCGGCGGGGTCATGCCGCGCGCCTCTTCCTCTTCCAGCTCGGCCCACACCGTGTCGGGATCACCGCCGCCCTCGCGGATGATCTGCGCCCGGCTCTTCGTGCGTAGCGCGACCGATTCCCTGTTCGCCTGAACGTCGGCCTTGGGATCGACCCAGCCCCACCGCCGACCCGTAAATTCGGGCCGGTTGAACTTATCGAATTTGCTCGGCGGCAGGCGCGAAAGCTCGGCGTCGCGCACCATCGCGTGACCCAGCCACCAGGTGAAAACCGGCTCTTTGACCGTTTCGATGTACCAGCTCTGCAGCAGCATCCAGATTTCGCGCTCGTCGAGCGTTCCTTGCCGGATCGAACTGAAATTGACCTCGCGCAGGTCGCCGGTCAGGCCGTGATAACTGACGAGCAATCCCGCCGACATGCGACGCTGGACCGATTTAGAGAAGGGCTCGTAAACCCCGTTCGGATAGTCCGGGTTGAAATTCTCGAATTGATATCCGTCGGGGATGACCGAAAATTCGCCCGGTTCCGCTGAGGTGATAAATTCTGGCCCCTCGGGACCTACGCCCTCTTCGCCATCACCCTCGGCGGCGCCCATCGGCGGCCCAGCCTCGGGGTCGATCTGGCGAAAAAAGCCCATTTTCGACGCCCCGACATTCGCCGCGACCAGTGCGGCCTCGTCGAACTTGTCGAGCTGCCATGCGCCGCGCAGCGCGGCATAGGCCCATGGTACCCCGCGCCATTGCTCGGCATCCTCGGCGAGGAACAGGTGAATGATTTCGCTCGCCGGGACGCGGATATAGCGTTGCGACGTGACGCCGTGCATGTCGCCCGCCTGCGGCACTTGGCGCAGGTGATAGGCGACGGGCTTCATGAACGCGTCGAACTCGACGCCCATGCGGATGCGCGCGCCGCCCGGCAGGTCGCGGTTATGCTCTTCGTCGAGCAGGTGCCCCGGCAAGAGCTGCAGCTGGCAACCGTGATTGCCGCGATCCCGTCCCTCGACGAGCCGGATCAGCGCTTCGCCGTCGCGCGCCACCATGCGAACCGCGAGCGTGTCGAACAGCCGTTCGGACAGCTTGCCGGTGACGTCGAACTGACCGCGCTTTGCCTGACGCGCATATGCCGCCTTGATCCGGGCGCTGTCGGCCTTGTCCGGCTTTCCGGCGTCGTTCAGGCAATTGACTTTGAGCGCGAACCCCCCCGAACCGACGATGTTCGTCTGACACATAGCCAGAAATTTCCGGCCATATTCGGTATCGCGCGACCAAGTGCGGCTGCGGCCCCGCATCGCGCGCAGCTTCGACCGCAGCGCCATATTATCCGACAGGTCGGCGGTCGACCATGTCTTCGACAGGCGGTCGGTCGTTCCGGCTTCGAAAGAGCGCTTCGACACTGCGCGACCGCGCATCAGCGCCTGGCGCCGCGCCGCGACGGGCAGGCCCGGCGCCTGCGCTTCCGGCGCCGACGGCTCGCCGCGGCGGCTGATGTCGAATCCAAGGAAGCGCATCAGAGGCTCGCCAGCACGCGACCGGGACCGGTGCGCCGCGCCTTGTTCGCCTCGGTCGCAACGATTTTCACATAACGGTCGCGCAACACCATCAATTCGGCATGCGTCATCATCCGCACGCGTCGGCCGTCCTCGAATTCATACTCAAGGTCGGCCGAACTGGCGCGACCCTCGATCGCGGCATTGACGAGGTCGAGGATCCGCTGCGCCTGCGAACGACTGTCGAGGTCGGCGGTCGCCGGGTTCGGGTCGACCGTCATCATCCCTTGGTCGATGACCTGCGCGAAATCGTCGTTGACGACCCGCACCGACCACCGCCACCGACCGGTCGCCCACGCGGACGTCGCTGATGCCGGAACGACCAGCTTCCACGCATCGGCATCGGCAACGCCCGCGATCGTCGTAATAGGGCCGCCGGCGGCGGGCTGGAACAGCCACGTCACCGAATAGCCTTCGTTGCTGTCATAAGCGGCCATCAGGCCGTCAGCGCGCACGACAATGCTGTCGCCTGCAATGACGCGATCCGGCACCCGCGCGAGCGGGGTCAGCAGCACATTCACCATTTTTACCCCGCTAGGTTAGTCGGCCCATCCAGCTCTTACCCCGCCGCCGTGTGGCAGCTGGCGCCCGCTGCGACCGTTTCGGGGTCGGGGCGGGCTTCGGCGCTGGAACTGGCGCCGTGATATTGTCGTTGCTCGGTTCGTCATTGGCCGCCGGGCGCGGCAACAACGCAACCCCGCTTTTCGGCCAGATGACCCGGAAATCCTTCGGCACCCACCGCATATCGGTGCGGCTCTGCGCGAACGGCGGTTTCAGCAGCGCGACTTCGGACATCACCAGATGATCCCAAGTTTCGTTGCGCCGCCGCATCGGCTTCCATTTGCCTTTGACCAGCTCTTCGGCGGTGATTTCCTCGAAATAGTCGATCCCGTCGACCGCCGCACTCGCTGGCAGGTCGCCCGGAAAATGGATATATCCCGGCCCCGGCGCCGTGCGGCGCAGGCGGGCGTCGATCATATTCTTGATCGCGTTGACGTTCGGAATCCAAAGGCGGGCGCTGCTGCGCTTCGCCCCCGACCGCATCTTTTGGTCGGCGAACTGGCCCGGCGGCATCAACTTGCCGTTCGGGTTGGAACCGCCCTTCATCAACGTGATGCGCGACGGATGGACCCCCAGCGCCCGCGCCGCATTCCAGAACCATTTCGCTCCTTCGGTCGCCTGATCGCCGCTGCGGTCGCTGCCGCCGGTGTCGACGACGACCGACAGGATGCGCGCATATCCGACCGGCTTCCCGTCGTCACCGACCTCGGCGAGCGGCAACAGCCGATCGAACAGGCCGAGCAGCACCTTGAAATGCTCTTTGTGAACGAAGGGCGCGACCTGCGTCAGCCCATCGTCCAGCACGTCGACCGGGAAACGGTCGATCAGCCATGTCTCGCGTTCGACGCCGCTGCCGATCAGCGCGACCTCGAATCGGTCGCGCTGAACGTCGACCAGCGCATTCACGACTCGGACGCCGCGTGGCACGGTGCCGCGCCGCCAACCCTTTTCGCGCCGCGCTTTCAGCTCGTCGGCGCGTACCGGCTCTTCGCCGGATAGTTGCGAGCGGTAATTCTTCCCCGCCTTGACGTTATAGAACGTCCGCAACGGCGCTTCGTCCTGCCGGGCTTCCCAAGCAATCATCGCCTCGCGCCAGGCGCGGGCAAGTTCAGACCAAGGCGTGAAGGCCAACAGCCCATCACGGCGGAACGTCCGCCGATACTTCCCCTTTTCGGGTTGCTTCGCGACGAAGCCCCGGTGCGGCAATGTTTTCAGGCTTTCAAGCAGCTTATGTCGCGCGCTCGGCGGCAGGATACATCCGGTCGGGCAGGCCACATACGCCGACTGCGCTGCATCCTCGGGCGTCCCCGTTGCAGTGAACCGCAGGTCGCGGATCAGGTCGATTTCCCACCGTGTATCGCACTCGGGGCAAACCGGCCAAAGCCGTTCGTCGGTGCCGCCGGCGATGAACGGTTCGATCCCCGCATCGGCACCAAGCGCGGGCGACGACGACACCAGCTTGGTATCGCGGCCCTTGTGGACGGTCATGCGTCCGTCCATCAGGCTGATGCCGTCGCCTTTGCCTTCGATATCGACCTGCCCGTCGGCATTGGTCGGAAAGCCGTCGTAATCGTCGAGCCACCCGCGCTGCGCGGTGCGCTGGCGGAAGAAATTTTCAACCGGCCAACCCGACATCAACGACATGCCGCGGAACAGCTTGATGAACATATTGTCGGCGTTGCTGGCCGACGTCAGCTTTTCTTTCAGCACCGAAATCGTGCTGATCATCTGGTTGATGCGCAGCTTGATGAATGATTCCATCGCGAACTTGTCAGGCTGGACCGCCATGAAAGTGGCGGGGTCCTGATCGATCGTCCAGCCGATGAACGCTTCGCCGACCTTCGACTTGCCGCCCTGAGCCGGCCCCATGTCCCCGACTTCGCAGGTTTCGGGCGCGCCGCAGGCGTCCATGATTTCGGCGAGAAGCGGCAGCGCGTCGGCGTCGTAATCGTTCAGATACTCAGCCGCCCATTCCGAAACGGTCAGCTTTTCCTTGGGGCGCACCAGAAAGGCGAGCCGCGCAACAATCTGATGGCCGGTCTCAAACGGCGGGATCGTCGGGAACGTCGAATGTCGCATCGCCCGTCCCGCCCATTTCCTCGAATTTCTTTGCCAATTCTATCAGGTCGCGTTCGGCGATCTGATCAATCATCACGATATGCTCGCGGCTCAGCTCGAGGCGCTTCGAAAGCCGCGCCCCAAACGACCGGTATTTTCCGTTCAACAGCTGGAATACTGCGGCAATAGCCGCTTCCATCGACGCTTTCGAGACCAGCTCGCCCCGGTCTTTGCCAAGGCGGTTCGCCAAAATCTCGGCTTCGATCATCGCTTTGCGATCCGAAGCTGTCAGCCCGGCATCGCTCGGACCCGCGAGGCTCTGCCCGCCCATCAGCTCGAGGCCCAGCTGGTGGACCACGGCCGCCCGGCTGCGGGCCGAAAGCTCTTCCGCATCGCGGATCGCCGTCACGAACTGGTGCGCCGCGGCGAGGTCTATTTCATAGGCGACCCCGTTTTTCCCGCGCGACAGCACCGGGAAAGCGGGATGTTCCGCCATCAATTTCTTGAGCGTCGGCTCGCTCGGCATGCCCGGCATCATCGCCAGCTCGCCAAGCGACCCCTTCATCGGCTCGGTTACCGCGTCAGTCATCGACCGAAATCCGAACAAAAACAAAAGGGTGCCGAAAAAATCAGGTCACTCACATCTTCCGCGCCTTCGGCCCCCGTATAGGGTTTTCCGCTGGGGAGGACCCAAAGGGGGGTGCGACGGGCGGGGCGGCGATCAGCGCCGGGGTCGTCGACCAGCGCGAGAGGTCGCACCATGCGACCCGCACGCCCCGCCAGTCTGTCTTTCAAATAGGTGATTTGAGGCGCGGGGCGAACACCCATTATTTTCTCCATGTCACATTCTACCTGTTGACCGGCTCTACCTACGCAATCCTGCGGCTTTGCGAGCATCGGCGTGCAAATTCAGATATTGGGCGACGGCGAAGAGGGCGCGATTGTACCGCATCCGCAGGCCATCAGCGCCGAGCGCGATGCCCATCGGGCGGCGCAAATCCTTGAACGACGGCCGCTTATGCCCCGTCTGCGACATTTGATTGACCGCGAGACCGACCAACCGGCGGTCGCGTTCGGGCACCAGCAGCAGCCATGCCGACCGCGCATCACGCACCGCGACCTCGGCCCGCGTCAGCGGTGCCGCGCGCACCGGCGCATCCTTGTCGACGTCGGGACCATAGAGCGGCTGGTCGCCAAGGTCCCAAGGCGCGTCGGACGCCCACGGCGATCCGCGCCCGCTGCCAGGCGACCGGCGCCACAGCTCTATCGCCTCGACCATCGCCTGCTCGACCTCGCCAAAGGTCACGACAGCATCGGCCCCCTCTATATCACCCATCTTCTATCTTCCTCTTTCTCTGAACAGTCATGTCAGGGTTAGGAAATCCCGTGTGTGGGCGCATGACAGACCACCAACCCTGACAAAACTGTTCGGACCCGATCAGCCGCGCCCATTCTTCGCGCTATTTCAACGCCTCGCGCCCCCTTTATGGAGCGGACAGCGACTGTTCGGCCGACTGTTCGGAACGGGTCGCCGACCCCGATCCCGCGCGCCCAGCCCCGGCCAGCCAAGGCGGCCCTGAACACACGCCTGAACAGTTGCCCGAACAGTCACCCCCTCCCCCGTCACACGCGCCCGCGCCACGCGTCGGGGTCATCGTCCCCGTGCGCGCCATCACCCGCCGGCGAGGCAAGGTCGGACGTCTTGAGCTTGATCCCGAGCCGCACCTTGCGGCCCGTCGCGGTGTCGCGATCGACATAGAATTGCGCCTCGGTCAGCTGCTTGCCGAACGTGGTCTGCTTCATGATCATGTCGTCCTTGTCCCCGCGATCGAGGCAGAACTGCTTGAAATTTTCGTACAAATCGGTGGCACCGACATGCGCCGTCGGGTCCGACAGGTCGCAATTCGCCTCGAGCCATTCCGACATCGCGCTGCCCGTCGCCCAAAAGCTGGCGATGGCCATGCGCGCCGTATCGGGCTCGGGAACGTCGCTGGTGTCGAGCCAATCGAGCGTGCCCTTCAGCATCCAGTTGAGGATGCCGCTGGTTTCCTTCATCAGCCGCGCCTTGACGATATGCGGCGCCTCGTCGACCAGCCCCGGCGACACGCCATAGGCTTTCAGCCACGGCAACAGTCCGAACCGTCGTCTAAATCCCCGATCGTCGCTCGGCGGGTTCGGCAGCGGGTTGACCTCGGCGATCAGCTGGAAATGCGCGGTAAAGGTGACATCCTCGACCGCGTTCGGCGCGCGCACCGTCACTTGACTGCCCGTCACCTGCTTGATGCGCTCGCCGTCCCATGTGCTGCCCTTTTTGGGCTCGTCGATGACGACCAGGCGGATATCGCCGCGCAGGCGCACGATATCGGCCTGATGCTCGCTACCGCTGCGGTCCTGCCGCGATTGAAGGAAGGTTTTGGGGCTCGCCGACCGGAAATAGTCGCCGTGCATCGCGCCGATGATGTCGTTCGTCATCGACTTGCCGTCGCCGCCCTTGCCCTGCCAGATATAGAAACGCTGGTCGCTGATCAGGCCGGTCAGCGTCATGCCGTACACGCGCTGCAACATCGTCCGCGCGACGGGGTCGTCGTGCAGCTCGTCGAGCCGTTTCAGCCATAGCGGGCATTTGGCGTCGGGGTCATAGGCGACCGCCGCGACCTGCATGAACATGTCGGCGGCGTCGTGCCCCTCGGTCCAGTCGGCAATCCAGCCGTCCTGCGTCTCGACAAAGCGCAGCGTGCCGTTCAGGCAATGATAGGCGTACAGGTCGGTATCGAACTCGTCGAGGCTCGCGCGCATCAGGAATCGGCCGTCGTCGTCGGTCAGGCTCTGCGCCTGTTTGATCATCCCCGACGTCCGGTCGCTGTTGCCGGTTTTCATGCTCCACGCGACCAGCTGGGTGACGCGTTCGTCGCGTCGCTCTTCGTTCCATCGCCCGCCATAGACCGTCTGAACCTGCTCGATCGTCGCGGCTTTCAGCGCCCACGCTTCGTCCATCAGGCCGTCGCCAACCGCCAGCGCGACCGATCGCGCGCGCGCGCCGCCGTCGCGGGCGTTCCAGCGCACCTTGTCGAACCATATCCAGTCGCCCTGACGTCCGATTTCGCCACAGAATTTCAGGCGGCCGTCGGCATGCACGTTAAAGCGCATCGCGTTGCCATGATCGTTCAGCGGCCATTTCGACCGCACTAGCAAAGGATCAGCCGCCCCCGCGGTCGTCGACAGGTGACCTGCCGACTCGTCATCAATCATGCCGCAACCTTCGCCCATCGCGGCCAATCGATTTTGGCCGCCAATTCTCGTTTTTCTGCCATTTTTTCTGCGTCGAGCGTCCAGCCCCATACGACCTTGTTGCGGCCGCGCCGCTCGCCCCCGATCGCGCGCCGGTCGGTGCCGCTGCGCGTGCAGCCGAGGCGCACCCACCCGTCGAAGCGGTAGAGGTCGCCGCGATGCGCTGCGGCATCCTGATAACTGATCGACCAAGGGCACTCCCATGCGAGCGAGACCGCCGGAAAGACGAACTCACGCCACAGGCGCACGGCCACGCGGCAAATGTCGGGCCGAGCTGCGCAGACACGCGCAAGCTCGAATGCCTCGTCACGCCGCATCCCGCAGGTTTCAGCCGGAATCATCTGCTCGGTCGCGGTGACGGCGACGAGCCGCCCGTCGTGCCGCATGCCGTGCGCGATGCCTTCGACATATTGCGGCCGCTGGAGCGGTCCCATCTTATGCTTCCAATCGACGAGACAGCGGTTCAGCTCGTCGTTGTCGATCCGGTCGAAGGAAATCAGAGGGTCGAGCATCGAACGCGTCACGCCGCCACCCCGCGCGCATCGATCAGCGCCATCGTGCGCGCCATGCGCTTGTCGGCGACCTTCGCGGCCTTTGTCATCTGCTCGGCGCCGATCGCGGGCAGCATCGCCGCCGTCATCGGCCCGCGCACGCCCAACGCGTTGCGATAACAGGCCAATTCGGCCTCGAATGTCTCGCGAACCGCCGAATCCTCTTCCATCTGGCGCACGGCGGTGTTGAAAACCTTGGGCGTAAAGCCGAGCGCCTTCGCCATCGCGCTGACATGCTTCAACTCGTCGCTGATCTCGCGCCGCGCCGCGCGCCGATCCAGCGCATAATGCGCGAGCTGGCGCAGCTTGTCGGCCGACTCGCTGTCGACATGAACCTCGCCATCGGGATAGGCCTCGAGGCGCGCCGCGCCCGCCTCTTCGTCGTCGGCAGTGATTTCGGGCAACGTCGGCCGCACCCGCGGCGCGATACTCAGCTCGGCATCGAACCGCCCGCGCCAATGCGCCAATACTTCGCGCCGGAACGTCTCGTTTCCGATCCGCGCGGCCTGCGCCTCGAGCCGCGACCACGCCGCCGCCGTCGTTTCGGGATTGCGCGGACGCGGAACGGCCGACGCAACAGCGTCGAACAGTGCGTCGACAACCCCGACCGGCGGATGCGCGGCGAGCCACGCGGCGAGCGCCATAGCGGGGTCTTCCCCGGCCTTCACGCTGTTGCGCACCAGGTCGTCGGGGTCGATCCCCTCGGGCATCCGGCCGATGCGAAGTGACTTGCCCGGCGCGAGCAGCGGCAACGCGCGCTCGGCCGCACGGTGAGCCGCCGCGATACCGGCCGCGTCGCCGTCGAACAGCAACAGCGGCGATTGATCCGAGCGCCACAGCCTTTCCAGCTGCCCTTCGGTCAGCGCGGTGCCCATCGGCGCGAGCGCCGGGATGTCGCAGCGGTGCAACGCGATCGCGTCCATATAGCCCTCGACGACGACCGTCTGACCGGGGTCGAGGCCGCGCGTGCGCAGCAGCAGGTTCGAATATTTCGCCTTTTCGCTCAGTAGCGCGGTGACGCGATGCAGATTGAACAGCGTCTGACCCTTGTCGAACAGTGGGCCGTCGGGACTATTCTTGTATTTCGGCACCATCGACGAGGGCTTGAGCGACCGGCCGCCGAACGCGATCAACCGGCCGCGTGCATCGTGAACGGGCACCATGACCCGCAGGTGAAAGGTGCAGCCGCTGCGCGCGGGCTCGGCGCCGTCGGCGGGGCGATGCCACGCCAGCCCGGCGCCGCGCGCATCGTCGAAGCCGATCCCGGCGCGGTCCAGATGGTCGGAAGACGCTGGCGACCAGCCCAGCTCGAACGCCTCGGCCGTCGCCCGGTCGATCCCGCGCGCCGCGAGCCAATTCTGCGCCTCGGCCGATCCCGCCAGCTCGCGCACATAGACCGCCTGCGCCGCCTCGATCGCCGCGCGGACCCCGACGACGCGTTCGGCCGCCCGCGCAGCCTCGGGCGACGGCGCGGGCAGCTCCATCCCGGCCTCGCCTGCCAAATCCTCGACCGCTTCGACAAAGGTCCGGCCCTGCGTATCCATGACGAAGCGGATCGCGTCGCAATGCCAGCCGCAACCGAAGCAATGCCCGAACGCCTTTTCATCGTTGACGGTAAAGCTCGGCGTTTTCTCGCTATGGACCGGGCAACAGCCCTTATGCTCGCGCCCAACCTTCGTCAGCTTGACCGTGCGACCGATCAGCGTCGACAGCGTGATGCGAGCGCGCAGCTCGTCGAGAAAGGCGGGGGTAAAGCGCGACATAGGTCAGGGGTCAGACGCGCATCGGCATCAGGACGGCAAAAAACTTGTCGTCGGTCGGGTCGATCAGCTTGCAGGGCGTCGCCGACAACAGCCCGCCGCCCTCGCCGCCGGGCAAGGCATCCCACGCCATCACCGTGACTTCGCCGCCCAGCGCGTCGAGCGTTTGCATCAGATAATCGCCGTTGAACCCGACGTAAAAGCCGCTGGCCGAAGCCTCGCAATGGACCGCGACCGATGTATCGAGTGCTTCGGCACCCTTCGTGCTGACCGTCAACTGACCCACCGCGCCGACGTCGATCCGCACCGCTGCCGATCGCTTTGTCGCTATCCCCGCCCGTGCGGCGGCGACGGCGCGACGAAGGTCGGCGGTCTTTGCCCTGATTGTCGTCTGCGCGGCGCCGGGTACGATCCGCATGAAATCGGGATAAGTGCCATCGATCAGCTTGGACATGATGGCACCGTCGGCGGTCGAAAGCGTCAGGCTGTTCGGAAATCCCGCCTGTGGCACCGGATCGGGCAATTTGCCCGGGTCCGAATTCCCGCGTTGGCTCCTGCCGAATGACAGCCGCGCGCCATCCTTGGCCGTCGCCAGCATATCGAGCAGGCGCGCCAGCGTGCGCCGGGGAACGATCGCATCGCCCTTCCAATGCTCGCCGGTCGCATCGGGCAATTCGACCTGCGCGACGTGCAGCCGGTGTCCGTCGGTCGCCGCCAGGCGATACGACCAGCCCCCGACATGCGAAATCGCAATGCCGTTCAGATAATATCGCGTCTCTTCGGTGCTGATCGCCGGCATCAACCGCCGCACGGCGCGCAGGAAATCGGCACCTACCGTCGCCTCGACGAACTGCGGCGTCATGAACATGCGCGGGAAATCGGTCGGGTGCATGACATGCTGGCCGCGCGTTGCGATCGGCCCTGCGCGCCATTCGATGCGCGTCCCACCCTCGAAATCCTCGGTCACCAACTGGACGCGCTCGCTGCCCGCCTGTTTCAGAACGGCGGCGAGGCCGCGAGGGTCTTCTATCAGATAATCGCCCGCACCGACGCCCTCGACGATCGGCACCGATGCGTGGCGCTCGGTATCGAGGTCGGTCCCCAACAGCTCGAGCGATCCGTTCGCGCGCATCAGCATCGTGGTCAGGATCGGCGCCGTCGAGCGGCGTTCGATGACCGAACCGGCCGCCTGCAGGCCGCGCAGCAGCGCGCGGCGGTTCACTTCAATCTGCATCGTCATTCTCCCTCGGCGGACCGACGACGGCCCTGAGCTTTTCCAACAGCTGAGCGGCGCGCGGCACGTCGCAGCACGGCCCTTCGACCGTGATTTCAAGGATGACGGCCGACAGGCGGGCAGCTTCCTGCGCCGCGAACCGGATCGAACCGCGCGACGGCACCGTCGGGCCGAGGTCTTCCGCGACGCTCACGCTGCGAATCCTTCGAAGAGACCACCAAGGGGCGGCAGGCCTTCTGCCGCCTCGCGCGCGCGGCGAGCCTTGTGCAATTCGATGGTGGACAGCTCGCCTTCACCGCGCAGGAAAGCCAGCTGACGCTCGATATCGGCGACGTGATCCGCCTCAAGCTCGATCATCTGACAGTCGAAGCCTTCGGCGAGGCAGGCAATGCCAGTTTTTCCAGAGCCGGCGAACGGGTCGAGGACCCGCCCGCCGGGCGGCGTAACTAGCCGGATGACCCAGCGCATCAGGTCCACCGGCTTCACGGTCGCGTGCGCGCTTCCGATACGATCGAGCGGCCCGGCCTTTGCGGAATAGAAAAAGCGAGCCGCCGTCCCGCTATCACCTCGAGGCGTGAAATCCGAATTGGCGGCGAATTCGCCGTACACGTTAGCGGTTTTGCGTCCACCGCCACTGTCCGGTCGCACGGCTGCGAGTTGACCGGGTGCTTCGGAAAAGTGCTGCTCGACCGCGACGCTGCCGTCGTGAACGACATTGGCGGGCCACCGGCCGAGCGGATCGCCGCCGCGAGCGCCTGGCTTCATCGCAAAGTTGGTACCGCCCCGTTCGCTATATCGCCGCTCCGCGCTGGCCTCGCCCTCGCGATAATGGCTCCACAACTTGCCCGCACCGGTTCGCAATTCTTCGTCGGTACCGATGCGGCACGCGTCGATATTGAGAGCCCCGACGTTATGCGCAGCAAGGTTCGCGGCAATGCTGCCTTCGGACAGCGGCTTGCGGGCAACGCAAATAGGCTCCCACGCTGGTTTAAGCGCGCTACTCCACCCCTGCCAATCACCCTTTTGGTTATGCGGTTTCGGCATGCCGGTACCGTAAATCCACGCTAGAAAGCCGGTGAATTGACCCGCGTCGAGCAAGCGCGCAAAAATATCGCGCTGCTGGGCAGACAGGGACTCCATGAACAGTGCGGCGAGCGGATCGGCGTCAAATAGGTCGGCGACCTGGTCGCGGATTTCAAAACCCGCGTCCTCGATCGCGACTGTCTGCCGGTGAAAGGTTCGGGTACCGCCGAAGGCCACCAGATGCGCGCCCGGCTTCAAACAGTCGCACACCGCGCGCCACGTCTCGGGCCGCTGACATATGTCACCGCCGTCCCACCTTTTGCCCATAAATCCGCGACCCGCGCGCTGGAATGCGCCGTCGCGATCCTTGGCCGGGGCGGAACCTTCAGCTCCGAACCTCTTGACGATGCTGGTGAGGTGATACGGCCCGTCGGTCGCGCAGACGTCGAACGGCTCTGCCTCGCCCGCTGCGATGGCAGCAGCATAGACAGGAAGCCATTCAAGCATGTCAGCATGGGCGACCGACACGACCATCAGCGCGAGCCCCCATGAATTCCCGCGCGCACGTCGTCGGACAGCGCCACCAGGCGCATTTCGACGACCGAAATAGGAATGACGCCCTCGACCGCTTCGCGCTGGCACGCGGCAACGATATTGCCGATCCGGCGCGCGATGGCCGCACGTTCGGCCTCGGCCGCCAGCGTGCCCTCGTCGGGCAACGCGTCGTCGCCAATTCCATCGACCACGACCCCGCCGAAACATTCCAGCGCCTCGCCGACCGTCAGCAGGTCGCTGTTGCCGACCGGCAAAGGTCCCCCAACGCCGCTCACGCCGCGACGTCCCGCAGCTCGGTCGCGATAGCGCGCCGCTGGGTGATCGTCGTCAGCCCATTCCAGCCATGACGGCATTCGCCATGGTCGGGCGGCAGATTGCAGAACGGGCAGCGCACCGTGTTGACCCGCGGCTGCGCCGCCTCGACCGCGCGCTGTGCGATCGGCTTGTTGATCCCGTCGTCGAGCGGATTGCCGCCCGCCGCGCGCGCCGCGGCCTTCGCGCGTTCCCAAAACACCGATGGCAGCGAACCGCCCCCCGACCGCGAATAATCGGTCGCGGCGACCACCTTGCCGCCCTCGTCTAGAACGACCAGTCGCCGCGCCCGCCGCCGCATGTCGCGGCGCAGCTTGCCGGTCGCGATCCCGCGAGCGAGCGCAAGGTCGATCTGCGACACGGTCAGCCCCGCCATCCGGCCGAGCATCTGATTTTGCGGACAGGGCAGACAATCAAGCGCCGTCAGCACCGCAGAGAGGATCGGCACCAGCGCATCGCCGCTCGCGCGATTGCACAGATGGTCGCGCAGCGCGGTCACCGGACACCCCCGCGCGTCGCCTTGCCGCTGGCTATGATCGTCACGACGCGGTGCAGGCGCGGGTCGGCAGGAACCTCGACGCGGATCAATCCGCGCATCTGCAAACGGCGCAGGCGATAACTCGCCGCGATCCCGTCCGCCAGGCCGACCGCGCGCGCGATGGCGGCATTCGTCGGGCAAGATAAGCCCTTGGTTGCGGCCACCAACAGCAGTTTCAGCACCCGCCGCTCGACCGTACCGGCGCGGCGCACATGCATCCCGCCGCGCGGCTTTGGCTGCGCCGCCGGGACATAGCGCCGCGACCGGCGCTGGACCTCGAAACTATATCGGCCATCGCCAACCCGGCGGCGTGCAATATCGATCAGCCCGGCATCGGTCAGCGCGCGCAGCGCGGGCTGGGTCGACGCGGGAACCGCGCTCGCGACGCCAAGGCACAGCGACGTGCCCGCCGGCGCCGCACGCGCCCAATCCTGCAGGTCATCCCCCCCCATGAACATCAGCGGGGACCGTCGGTATCGAGGCGCAGGCCGCGTTCGACGATTTGCGCTTCTTCCATGGTGAACAGGATGCCGCACACGCTGACCACGTCGGCCATCGGACCGGCTTCGTCGATCGCGCGCCGCACCGCCTGCAACCGCTTCACGCGGAACGGAAAATGCGAACCCAGCCGGCGGCGCCGCTGGTCGAGCGGTTCAGAAATCGAAGGCTCGGCATCGGCGATCCGCTCGGGCTCGGGCGTGACCGGCCGCGCCGCCATTTCGGCCGCGCGCGCCGGCACCGTCAGCGCCCGGCCGAATTTGTCGTGGATCAGCTTCGCCATCGCCGCCGACAGCGTCAGCCGCAGCGCCCCCCACGTTACCAGAACCTCGCCGTCGTTGCGGTTCGACCAGCTGGCGTTGAAATCATCGACGTGCGGAATGGCGACCATCATTCGGCTCCCTTGGCAAGCGCCGCGTCGAAAGCGGCCAATTCGGTTTGGACCTGCGCGACCAGCGCACGCATTTCGGCGCGCTCGGTCGCGGCGATGCCTTCCACGGCAACAGCGTCGAGATAATCGGCCTGCAGCGCGCCCGAAGCGGTGACGATCGACGCCATTCGCGCGTTCAGGCTGGCGCGCGTCGGTGCATCGGTCGGCGGATCGACCAGCACCCGGCCGATCTCGTGCGCGAGGAATGTCGCGAACGGCGGCTCGCGCCCTTCGGCAACGGCGATCGTGTCCATGATCGCGCAACAATCGATCGACGGCAGGTCGGTCTCGTCAAGGCTATGCCACCGGCCGACCTGCGACTTGCCACGCATCCCGTCGGTCGCCGCGACGGCTTCGATCCCGCCGCAAACCTCGATCGCGCCGCGCGTCGTGCGCTTCGCGCGGGCGCGCTGGGGCGACACGGCGGTCATGCGGCCACCCCGACGGGGGAATTTCTGTCCGCATTTCCCGTCGACTGGCTGGCCGCCTCGGCCTCATAACGACGCATGAATTCGCGAACTCTGCCCTCGGTCGTCGCGAAAATCTGACGGCCGTTCTTGAGGTCGCGAACGAAATGAGGGTCGCGCAGCGCTTTTCGCCCGAAGGTCACTTCGGACATGCGATCAGCCTTCGCGATGAAGGCGATGATATCGGCGAGCAGCTGAGGATGATGACATGCCATGCGCGTCCACTAACGTAGGATTATTCCTACGGTCAAGCGGAAAAAGTAGGACGCATCCTAGCATGGCCGAAGGCTGCGCTTTGTGGGAAGCGTCCTACATGCAAGAGACTGCCTTTCAACGGTTCATCCGGCTCGCGATCGAGAGCGCTCCCCGCAGCCGTGACTTTTACGACCGCGAAATTCAGAAGCTCGCGGGGACGAAGGGCAAAGTGCTGTTCGACATAACGCGCGGGAAGAGCGCCAATCCTCAGACGAAAACGCTGCAGGCGATCAGCAAGGTTCTAAGCCAGCCGATAAATCTGTTGCAGCGCGCCATCGAAGGCGAAGAGGTTGACCCGTGGGGCGCGCCATCAAGCGTTGCAGTGATGGCGGCCGACGCCGGCGACGAACGAACCGTCGAGGTCGGCAAGCTCGATATGTCACTCGCTATGGGCGAAGGGACGCATATCGAGGATTATGTCGAGGAAACCGGCTGGCGCTTCGATATCGAATTCATCCGGTCGTTCACCCGCACGCCTGCGCACCGGATCAAGATCGCTTCGGGTATCGGCGACAGCATGTTTCCCACGTTGCTGTCATCCGACGAGGTGTTTTTCGACACGACGCAAACGCGGCTGAATTTGCAGGATAAAATTTGGGCCTGCTCGATCCGCGGCGGCGGTGCGATCAAGCGCTTGCGCATCGGCCCCGACCGCAAGATCATCGTGCTTTCCGACAATCCGACCGTGCCCGAAGATATAGTCGATGAAGAGGACGTCCGCATCTTCGGCCGTGTCCTGCGGCTGGTGCGCGACCTGTAAGGCGACATGGCGCGGCAGCTGACCCTGCTGATCGTCGGCGTCGATTTTCCGAACCGCAAGGGACCGACCCGCCGTTTCGCGCTTGAGTTGCTGCGGCCTGGCGATCCCGTCGAGTTGCGACCCGAGCCGAAAAACCCCGCCGATCCGAACGCCGTCGCGGTGTTTTCGGTCGATGCGGTCCAGATTGGCTATATCCCGGCCGAGCGCGCTCCCTTCATCGGGCAGCAAATCGCGCGCGGCGATGTGTCCGCTATCTTTCAGGGCATGGGCGCTCGCGGCGGGTTCCTTCGCATCGGATTGGACGGCGAAACGCCAACGCTGCCGCCACCCCCAGCCAAGGTTGATTCGGACCCCGACTGGTATCCCGACGAGATATGGCCTGACGACTGAATAGGACTGCTCCTACTTTTTTGTTGACGACGTAGGACCAATCCTACTATTGCACCCCTCGCCGGATGGTCCGGCGGGGAGTTTTTTATGCGTCTGACCCTGCTCGCGCTGATGCTCGGCAAAGACGAGCCCGCGGTGGCAAAGGCCGTTGCGGTCATCCGCACCCTGCACGAAACCCGCAAGGCGTTCGTCAAGCATGGCCTGACCGTTGTTGCGGTCGCCGCGTGCGTCGCGAACCTGCTCGCGGCGGCCGTCATCTTCGGCGGCGGGCAATGAGGCGGCACCGTCCTTTCGACGTAGTCGACACCCGCAATGGCTGGTGCATCGTCAGCCGCACCGGCCACTATCGCCGCTGGTCGCCCGCCATGACGCCCGGCCTCGCGCGATTACGTGATCAGCGCCGGGATACCCGCGAGCAAATGCTATGACCTTCCTCGGCCTCACCTCCGACAACACGCTCGCCATCGCGCGCGCCGAGCAGGCGCGCCGCCTCGCGGCGATGCGCAACATGCAAGGCCTGACCGTCGCCCAGCGCCGCACCGATGCCGCCGAATGGTCGGCCATCGTCGAATGGGAGCTATGGCATGCAACGCGGCCGCGGCCGCTCGTCGCGCCGAACCATCTTGAAGAGGTCGAATATCTCTATCGCGTCATTCTCGACATAGCTCGGGCCGCCATGGCGGACTGGGTCGCAAAGGGGCGCGTCAGCGGCGAAGCCGAGGCGCGTCCCTTCCTTCTCTACGCCCTCGCGATCCGCTGGGCACGCCGCGCCGGCGAGCCCCGGCCGACCATCGACCACCACACCGGCGAAATCATCGCCGCTGATCCCGAAAGGAAAGCCGCGTGACCGACGAACTGACGGCCAATGAATGGCGCGTGCTGAACTATCTAGGCACGCCATCGGACGCCAGCTGCATGAATTTCAATCACTTGTCGACGCGCACAGGTTTGTCACGCGACGAGGTCGCCGAAGCCTGCCGGTCGCTGCGCAAGCGCGGGATCGCGGAATGCTACACCGGATTGGTCGACGATGACGGTATTTTCTACGGTTCGGGCTATGGCTTGAGCGCCGCCGAGATTGCGCGTCGTAATGGAGAGGCGGCATGAAGCCGCAGCCCCTGATCGTTGACAATTTCGCAGGCGGTGGCGGCGCCAGCACCGGGCTTGAACGCGCCTTCGGCCGTTCGGTCGACGTCGCCGTCAATCACGACGACGCGGCTATCGCGATCCATGCGGCGAACCATCCCGAGACGAAGCATTATTGCCAGTCGATATTCTCGATCGACCCGCTCGACGCGACCGGCGGCGCCCCCGTGCTGCTCGCCTGGTTCAGCCCCGATTGCAAACATCACAGCAAGGCAAAGGGCGGGAAGCCTCTCGATCGCAACATTCGGGCGATGGCCGACGTCGTGCCGCACTGGATCGAACGGCTGCAGCGCAAGACACCCGACGGCGAAGGCGCGCCGCTGGTCATCATGCTGGAAAATGTCGAAGAATTTCAGGATTGGGGACCGCTCGACGAAGACGGCCGCCCGATCAAGGATCAAAAGGGCTCGCTGTTCCTGCCTTGGGTCCGTAAGATTCGCCGCCTCGGTTATCGTGTCCAATGGCGCGAGCTTCGCGCGTGCGACTTTGGCGCACCGACCAGCCGCAAGCGCCTGTTCCTGATCGCCCGCCGCGACGGCCGCCCGATCATATGGCCGCAGCCGACGCACGGCCAGCCCGACAGCGTCGAGGTCCGCACCGGGAAGCTGTTGCCGTGGCGCACCGCGGCCGAGTGCATCGACTGGTCGATCAAATGCCCGTCGATCTTCGACCGCAAGAAACTGCCCGAGGATGCGACCTGCAAGCGCATTGCATCGGGCGTCATGCGACAGGTCGTGCAGGCCGAGCGCCCCTATATCGTCGGTCACGCGAACGACAACGGCGTCACGACCGCCGCGCCGGGCATCATCCCGCTGACGCATCATGGTTCGCCGCATCGCGTCTATCCGCTGCCCGAGCCGCTGCCGACCGTTACCGGCGCCCACCGTGGCGAAATGGCGCTCAGCGCCGCAAGCCTGATCAAACTGCGCAACAATTGCTCCGACGCGCCCGTCACGGCGCCGCTGGACGTCGTCAGCGCCGGCGGGCTGCATCATGGCCTCGTCGCCGCCTTCATGGCGCAGCACAATGCCGGGAACGGATGCGCGCCCCGGTCGATGGCCGAACCGCTCAGCACCATCACCGGCCGCGGGACGCAGCAACAGCCCGTCGAGGTGACGATGGTGGAGGCCGACGCCCTGGCGCCCGAGCTGATGGATCGGGCCGTCATGGTCGCCGCGTTCCTGATCAAATATTACGGCACCGACGAGGGCGGGCACGGCCTCGACATGCCTCTCGGCACCGTCACCACGAAAGACCGCTTTGCCGTCGTGACGGTGACGATCGACGCCGCGACCTACATCATCTTCGATATCGGCATGCGGATGCTGACGCCGCGCGAGCTGGCGAACGCGCAGGGCTTCCCGCCCGACTATATCCTCGATCCCGAATGCTGGTACGTCACGGAAAAGAAAAAGGCGCGCAAGTTTGGCCGCCTGCCGAAGACGCACCAGGTCGCGAAGGTCGGCAACAGCGTCTGCCCGGTTATGTCCGAAGCGCTCGCCCGTGCGAACCTGCCCGAACATTGCACCCAGCTGGCAATGGCCGCATGACCGACGCCCGCAGCAATCGTCGCGAGGTCCGCAATCCGGTTCTGGCGCTTCCGGCAGCTCGCAAGCTCGATAGTCTTTCTGACGATTCTCGCGCTATTCTGCGAGTCCTGTTGCTGGAAATTCAAGCCGACGCCCGGTTGCGCGCTGATGAAAGCTGGCGCCGTCACAAAGCTCCGATGGCCCTCTATTGGAAAGCCGTCGGCGTCTATGCTGGGCATATCGCCCGGCTGCTCAAATGAGCAAACCCGACCCTCAACTGCTCGAATTTGTCCGCGCCCTTGCGCGCGCCGCCGCCGCGCGCGACACAGGCACCTGTCGTCACCAGCCGAATCGTCGTCACCATGCGCACTCTGATCTACGCCCGGTTCTCAAGCGAACTGCAGAATAAGCGGTCGATCGAAGACCAAGTCACCGTCTGCCGCGAGCGTTGCGAGCGCGAGGCGTGGACGGTCGTCGAGGTCTTTACCGACTATGCGATCGGCGGCGGCGCCGGGTTTGGCGAGGATCAGCGCCCGGCGATGGCCGCGATGCTCGATCGCATCCGCCGGGGCGACGTCGATCAGGTATTGACCGACACGACCAGCCGCATCGCGCGCGGCGTCGGCGACAGCGACTTCATCCGCAAGGAAATAAACTTCGCGGGCGCGCGCCTGTTCACCCTTGCGGACGGCGAAATCACGCTGCTGACCGGCGGTATCAAAGGCGTGATCGACGAGCATATGCGCGTCGAGCTGGCCCACAATATCCGCCGCGCGCAAAAGGGCCGCGCCGCGCAGGGCCTCGCGCCCGCCGGGATCGCCTACGGCTATCGCAAGCTGCTCAAATATGACGAGAAGGGCGAGCCGATCCGGGGCTTGCGCGAAATCGACCCCGAAACGGCCGCCATCGTCCTGCGCATCTTCACCGAACATGCGGCGGGCAAGTCGGTTCGCGATATAGCCGGCGGCCTGAACGCCGACGGCGTCGCCCCGGTGTCGGGGAAATTTTGGCGCAGCAATACGATATCGGGCTCGGGCAAGCGCGGCGACGGCATCCTGCGAAACCGCCTATATCGCGGCGAGCTGGTCGTCGGCCGCACCCGCAAGATGATCGACCCGCGCACGCGCCGGGTACGGATCAAGCCGCAGCCCGAAAGCGAATGGTCGGTGCATCCCGTCCCGCATCTTCGCATCATCAGCGACGAGCTATGGGCCGCGAGCGACGCCGCTCGCGGGAACTACACCGGCCTGACGCTCAATCAGGCGCGGCGGCCGCGCCGCCTGTTGTCGGGCATCGCAAAGTGCGGGCGCTGCGGCTCGGCTTATACGATCGTCCGGCCCGAACGCTGGGGCTGCTCGGCCTATCGCGAAGGCGGCGCGGCCGCATGCTCGAACGAACGGACGATCTTGAACGTCGATCTAGAGCGACGCGTGCTGGGCGGCCTCGCCGACAAGCTGCTCGACCCCGATTTGGTGTCGGCCTTCGTCAAGGAATATCACACCGAACATGCGCGCAGGTCCAAGGATGCGCAGCGCCGCGATGCCGGATTGCGCAAAAAGCTGACCGAGGCAGAGGGACGCGTCGCCCGGCTCGTCGAAGCCATCGCGACCGGCGGCGGCGAATTTACCGAGCTGCGCGCCGCGATGACTGAGGCGACCCGCGAGCGCGACGCGATCCGGCAGACGCTGAGCGATTCGGAAACGCTGCCCGTCGTGGCGCTGCATCCCCAGCTCGCGGACGAATATCGCCGCATGGTTCGCAATCTGGAAGAGGCGCTGAGCGACCCGGCCGCACGCGACGAGGCAGGCCCCGCGCTGCGCGCCATGATCGACAATATCGTGATAACGCCCAAGGATGCGCGGCAGGGCGTCGATATCGAGCTGACCGGGCATCTGGCAGCGATGCTTGAGGTGGCGACCGGAAAAGCCCCAAAATCGCGCGGATCGGCAGGTATGCTATCGATGGAGCGGGTAGCGGGAATCGAACCCGCCTAGCTAGCTTGGAAGGCTAGAGCATTACCACTATGCTATACCCGCTCACCAAGGTCGGCGGCGATTGCCATCTTGCCCCATCTTCGTCAAGTCTGGCGTCAACCGCGTTGTTGAGAACATCGTGGCAACATGCTAGGCTGCGCGCGTGGAAGTTGCCGCAGACCTTGCCCCCGACACGCCGACGGACGCCCCGGTCCGCAAGATCATCCATGTCGACATGGATGCCTTTTACGCGTCGGTCGAACAGCGCGACGACCCGGCGCTGCGCGGCAAACCCGTCGCCGTCGGCGGTTCGTCGCGGCGCGGGGTGGTCGCCGCCGCCAGTTACGAAGCGCGCAAATTCGGTGTCCGCTCGGCGATGCCCAGCATCACCGCCAAGCGCCAATGCCCCGACCTCATCTTCGTCCCCCCGCGCTTCGACGCCTATCGCGAAGTGTCGCACCAGATCCGCGCCATTTTCCACGACTATGCCGACGAGGTCGAGCCGCTGTCGCTCGACGAAGCCTATCTTGACGTCAGCGCCGACAAGGCCGGGCTGGGCAGCGCGACCGCGACCGCGAAGCTGATCCGCCGCCGCATCCGCGACGAAACCGGTCTCACCGCTTCAGCGGGTGTGTCGTATAATAAGTTCATCGCCAAGCTGGCGTCGGATCAAAACAAGCCCGACGGGCTGACCGTCATTCCGCCAGGCAAGGGCGCGGCGTTCGTCCAGACGCTGTCCATCCGCCGCTTTCACGGCATCGGCCCGGTGACCGCGGCGAAGATGGAGGGGCTCGGGGTGTTTTCGGGCGCCGATCTGGCGGGCAAAGACCCGCTGTGGCTGGCGGAAAATTTCGGCAACAGTGCCGAATGGCTGTTCAACCTGGCGCGCGGCATCGACCATCGGCGGGTCAAGTCGAACCGGCCGCTGAAATCGCTCGGCGGCGAGCGCACCTTTTTCAACGACCTCACCACCGACACCGAAATCCGCGAGGCGCTGGCGCATGTCTGCACCGTGGTTTGGGATCGCGCCGCCAAGAAAGGTGCGCGCGGACGGACGGTGACGCTGAAGCTGCGCTACGCCGATTTCAAAACGATCACGCGCGCGAAATCGGTGGCGGCGCCGATCCTCGATGGCGCCGCGCTGCTGGCGGCGGGCGAGGCAATTTTGGCACCGCTGCTGCCGACCGAACAGGGCATCCGGCTGCTGGGGCTGACGCTGAGCAAGTTCGAGGGCGAAGAGGATGAGGCGGATGAGGCCCCCGCAGCGTCCAACGATCTATTGAGCCTGATTTAAGCATCGTCATCCCAGCGAAAGCTGGGATCGCTGGCGTTCAGCTATGACGATAGCGGCCCCAGCTTTCGCTGGGGCGACGAGTTGGGTTGGGGCGACAAATCAGGCTAGACCGCCAAAGCCCCCAACCGCCGTTCCTTCGTCGCGGTAAAACGGATGTCCGGGTTACGCTGGGTGATGTACCCCACTTCCCACCCGTCCTTCGCCATGAACACCGGCGCGCCGTCGCGGTCGGTGGCGCTGGCGCCGCGATGTTCGGACTGGAACGTCTTGAGCTTCACGGGATCGTCGCACGCGATCCAGCGCGCGGTTTCCCAAGGCGACTGCTCCAGCTTGGCCTCGACCTTATATTCGGCGTCGAGGCGGCTGATCAGCACCTCCAGCTGCAACTGGCCGACCACCCCGACGATCATGTTCGCGCCGATTTCGGGGTAGAAGACCTGGATAATCCCCTCCTCGGCCATGTCGTCGAGCGCCTTGCGCAATTTCTTGGTCTGGGTCGGATCGACCAGCGCCACGCGGCGCAGCAATTCGGGGGCAAAATTGGGCAGGCCGGTGATCGTGATGTCGGTGCGTTCGGACAAGGTATCGCCGACGCGCAGCGTGCCGTGGTTCGGGATGCCGATGATGTCGCCCGGCCACGCTTCCTCGGCCATTTCGCGGTCCTGCGCCAGGAACAGCATCGGGCGGCTGATCGCGATCGCCTTGCCCGTCCCGCCCTGCATCAAGCGCATCCCACGCTCGAACTTGCCCGAACACAGCCGCATGAACGCGATGCGGTCGCGGTGCGCGGGGTTCATATTCGCCTGCACCTTGAACACGAAACCGGTGACGGCATCGTCGGTCGGTTCGACCGGCGCCGGTTCGGCGGGCTGCGGCTGCGGCCCCGGCGCGTGCTGCGCCAGCGCCGCGAGCAGATCGACGACGCCGAATTCCTTGAGCGCCGATCCGAAATACACCGGGGTCAGGTCGCCGCCGCGATAGGCCGCGCCGTCGAACGGCGCATAACAGGCCGACGCCAGCTCGGTTTCTTCCTTGAGGTGCGCGAGCGCGGCGGCGCTCAATTCCTGCGCCAGCGCCGGATCGTCGAGCCCCGTCACCTTGGCGCGGTGCCCTTCGTACATCCGCGAAGCATCGCCGCCCGGCCGCATGATCGCCGGATCGACGAGGTCGTAGATTCCCTCAAACTGCCCGCCCATGCCCGCGGGCCAGTTCATCGGACACACGTCGAGCGCCAGCCGGTCGGCGACCTCGTCGAGCAATTCAAACGGCGGCAACCCCTCGCGATCGACCTTGTTGATAAAGGTGATGATCGGCACCGAGCGCAGGCGGCAAACCTCGAACAGTTTCAGCGTCTGCGGTTCGATGCCCTTGGCGGCGTCGATCACCATCACCGCGCTGTCGACCGCGGTCAGGGTGCGATAGGTATCCTCGCTGAAATCCTCGTGCCCCGGGGTGTCGAGCAGGTTGAAGATCAGCCCGGCATGTTCAAACGTCATCACCGACGAGGTCACCGAAATCCCGCGCTGCTGCTCGATCTTCATCCAGTCGGACCGCGCGCGCCGCGCCTGTCCCCGCGCCTTGACCTCGCCCGCGATATGGATCGCGCCGCCCGCGACGAGCAATTTCTCGGTCAGCGTGGTCTTGCCCGCGTCGGGATGCGAGATGATGGCAAAGGTGCGGCGGTCAGGATGGGGAGCTAGCATGGCGCGCGCCTAGCAGCGGCGCGGCGGCGTGGGAAGGGGCTGGTGGGTTGGCGAAGTCAGCGTAGATGATATCTGAGGTTCGTGTTTCCGTTCGTGTCGA